CCATATTTCGTTACTGGTGCCAGGATTAACAACTACAAAAACGTGCTGCGGCTGCTTATCAAACATTTTATAGCTGGCAAATCGATAGGCAAACGGTATGCCTAAATTCTGTAAAACGCCGCCAGCGAAAAGGCTATAGTGTTTGCAGTCGCCGTAACCAGTCGCCAGGATTGCAGCAGGGCTTTTTACCGTCTGCTTGCTTCCTGGCTCAATTACATAGCGCACATTGTTTTTAAGAAAATTGTAAATTTTGCGCGCCGTTGCTCGCCTTGATCCCGCATTAAAAAAAGAACTTATTTTACTGTAGTCGTGTGCGTGCCTGCGGTGCGCTTCCAGTATGGCGTCTATTATATCGCCGGTACTTTGATCTGCCGTAAGCATTTCACGTCTATTTTGAAACGGCCCGAGCCTACCCATTAAAGTAGTTGCGTCCATTCCTTAGATCATTTTACTTTCACTAACAGGAACGACTAGGCCGTCCACGTTGGCCGTACCGGTAAAACTGACGCTTGTAGATCCGATAGGACGGCTTAACAGCTCCCGCACCGTTTCAAACACGCCGACAGCGCTGGGCCTTGCCTGCAGCTTCAAAATACTTTCGCTGTTAGCAGCTACGCGCTGATCACCGAACGCCGATACATTAGCTACAGTTGATCCCTGTACGTTTATAGATCCAGTAATTGATTTTATGACTATAGCCTGATTAGTAGGGTTAGCGACGGCCAGATCCACGTTAAATACCGGTGCGAACAACGTGCCGCCTGGGCGTAATGACCTTAGTGAAAATATCGCTCTTTGTCCGAAGCGATAGCGTGATAAGAAAAACAGTGCAGCTGCGCCGCCTACCAGTAGTAAGATATTCCGCATTTACAATGTGCTGCGGCCTTTTAGATCCTTGTCGTTTGTCGTTACCGAAAATAAGATTGAAAAGTCAAACAAAAAAATCTATTTCAAAACTTTTCTTTTTTTGTAACTTTTCGCCGAGCCCGCGCGCGGCTCTGTAGGGCCGCTGCGCGGTCTCTGGCGAAGTTAGTGAAAAAAACTGATATATTCTACATTTTTGTAGCTCAAAATATCCACATTGTTACCTGTATTGACCTTTATTTAATAAAAGTAATGTCTTGTAAAGGGTACAAAAAAGGCCCGGCGTAGAAACGCCAGGCCGAGTTGCTTAAAAAAACCCTAAACCAACTGCTTATGAGAAAATAAATATACTACTTTTTCTCAAAATCGCGTATAAGCCACGTGCGGCCCTCAAAATTGGCCGTTTCCTTGTCATACCAGTTAATATACCAGGCGCCGCAACTGGCGCAAAATTGGCCAAATTTTAGCCTATTAGCGATATTTCGGTATTTCCTGGGCCGCTTGGTGCCAGGCTTAAAAAAAACTATCGCTGTTTCCAGTTTTTTACTCATTTTGTACTATTTTAGCGTTGAATACAGGTGGCTCGCGGCCAGTTCCGCAGTCGTTTGTCTGCGCCAGTCGAGCTTTGCTCCTGGCGCTTTTTTTTAGAAAGGTAAATCGTCTGGCGTTTGATCATTGTTGCTTTGTGGCTGTATAGGCATAGTGGCCTGGCTAGCCGGCGCATTTAGATCCTGGGCTTGCTGTTCGCTAAATAAGACGCGCAAATAATTAGCGCCAGCCTTACTCTTGTTTACCCAGCCACTTACACGGTACTGCTTTCCGGCAATGGTGGCCGTGCCGGTGTAGTCCGGCTGCGTTGGCTTGTCCTTTGTGTTTTTGTAAAGGCTGCCGCTGTTGTTTTTTTGTTCCATAGTTATTGCTGTTCAGTTGCCTCTGTCCCCAGGTTAATTTTTCTTTTTTGTAGGTACGGCGGGCGCAGGCTCAATGTACGGCACCTGGCTCCAGCGTCCGTTGTAGTTCATTATGGCTACCGGCTCAAAGTCGCCGTCGCTACGTATGTATTTAGGCTTTAAGACGAACTGGCTCGTTTCCTTATTTTTTTCCACTATCATTGTGGATTGGCTCCAGCGGTCGGTATTGCTACCCAGGTGGCCCAGCGTTTCGCCGTGGCCTTTACCCAGGTGCAGTACGCCGATCAGCAAAATATCATATTGCTTTGTGATCCGTTTCAGCCAGTTCGTTACTAAGCGAGTTTCTTTGGGATCGTTATAGTCCAGGCATAAGTCCAGTAGTCCGTCCACAATAAGGCAGCTACAGTCCTTATTTTCGATTAAATACTGCTCTATCATTATGCGGATCTTACTGGGCATATCCTCGCGCATACTATAGGCGTCAAAATAATCAGGTAACTTTTGCTTATCAGCCAGGCTTACTATCTTATCTATTTGCCGGTAAAAATCAAAGCTGCTCATTTCAGTATCAAAATAGCCGATCCTGGGCCGATTGACTGGGAGCTGCAGTTTCATACCCCAAATGCCTTGAAAGGGCGGCACCAGGGCTGACGCGGCCGCAGCTCCCACAAATGTTGACTTGCTGGCCTTGGGCAGGCCCGAAAATACAATATAGCTCTGCAGGCAGCCCACTACTTTGCCCTGGATAGTAAAAATAGGCGATTGCGCAGGTGGCCTGTTTGCAGCGTCGTATCGTCTGGCCTTGAGCAGCGCAGTAATTAGTCGAACGTCGTTTGCCATTTAGTTAGTAGTTCCAGTAGCTAGATAGCCATAGCATAAAAGTAAAAATGATCAGTAACCAAAATTTAGGGCTATTCAATAATCTGTAGAGTATCTTTTTCATTTTGCTTTTCGTTTAATTGGTCTAGTAATGTTTTTGCAGTAATGATCGCGGCCTGTATAGGTGTGATCGGCTCGCCTTTGTCGGCTAGTGGGTGCTTTTTGCCTAGCTCCAGGTAGGTAGGTAGCAGCTGTATAGCAAAATACTCCAGCTTACTCATTCCAGGGATCGGCGCAATAATGCGGCCGAGATTGTCCTGGGCTACTTGTGGCGGGAACGCTGGTAAATTGTAATTTTCCATTTTAGCGATTTTTTTAGGTTATAGAATAAAAAAGATATTTCGATAAGAAAATAGGCCAGGCAAAATACTGGCAGGCATACTAAAACTAAAAATAATAGCTCTAGTAAGAATTTAGCCAATTTCATCTGGTATCGTTAATATGTTTGTAATTGTGCGCTGGTAGTGGTCAATGCTTTCGCCGATTAGTAGTCGCAGTTCCATACCCAGGTTAAAAGGGATCAGCGATTGATCTACCTGGGCGCGGCTGCCGCAGCTGTAGGTAAATTCAATTTTGATCCTGGCGTCGTCCAGGTGTTTTCCTAAAAACTGTAGTGTCTTAATTTTGTTTTCCAGCTCGCGTATGTACGCGGCACGGTCGCTTAGGATTGCCATAGTTCCAATAATTTAAGGTTAGTAAAGTCGTTTGTCGTTTGTAAATTTATAGCACTTTAGTTCATATAAACAAAAAAAAATCTACTCTGTAGTTGAGTAGATTGCCTAAAATGTATAAAAATCAGCTATTTGCGTTTATTAACGACGCTTATTATCAAAAAAAAAAGTAGCGGTAAACCCCAAAAAATACTAAACGGATTGAATTTACTCGTAAAATCATTTAATCTATTTACCCAGCCGCGTACAAATGCTTTGTATCTGTTCTGGCTCCCTAAGGTCGTTTGCAAAAATTCTTTTCTCTTTTCTTGGTATGCCTTAAATAAAGCGCTAGGATCAACCCTATTTGCCTGGATTATAGCTTGCGCAGTTGTAGCAACTGGCATACCTAATTGACGTAGCGCGTCGCGCAAATGAGTATTTGCCCTAGTAGCGCCAGACATCCAGGCTGCTTCTGTCATAGCCAGGGCAATGCTATCCGGCAGCTGCGATCCCTTAACATCAGTATAAAAGCGATAAATAAAACGAGCGGCCTCGGCGTCTGTAAGTTTCAAAAAGCGGTCATAAGTTACTGGGCTGATCCCTAAACTTGCGGCCATACTCTTAAAGGTGCAAAATGTTACCCCTTTGTTAGTGTGTATTTGCCCAGGCTGTACACACCTGGCAGCGGCCACGTCGCGCGGATCTTTACTGAACTTGCCCTCCCACTTTAGAATGTGGGCAATAAAGTTGCTCCATTTATTATCGGCCGCAGTAATCATAGTCCTGTCTTGTCAAAATCTTTAGCGGCAGTCAGGCCCAGCCCGGCTCCGATTGTAGTGATACCAGTAACCAGGTCGCCTTTCAAAATAGCGGCCACGCCGCCGATAATAGTGGCAAAGCCGAAAAAGGTCGTTTTCCAGTTTTTAATTAGCTTTTTCATTTTTAACAAAGTTTATTCCGTTATAGATTATAGTTGCAAGGCCCAGGGCTGTCATTATAGCCCGATCCTGGCCTTTTAGCTTAGTAGCAGCGTAGAGCATAAACGGCCCAATATAGGCCACGTCTGCTAGTCGTATGAGCTGTGTTTTCAAAGGCTAGTGCGCTTAAATTGCTGAATGAGTATATCCAGTTTCGTTTCCAAACGGATTAGGCGCTCGCCGTGATCGTCGTGCTTAGCCTGCTTTTCTTCCAGTGTTTTTACGCGCTGGTTAAGCACGGCCCAGGACGCCACAAAGCTACAAGCGCTACTAATTACTATCGTCGCTATGTTTAGATCCATTTTCTTGCTCTTTTTTCATTTCCTCTGCTATAGTCATATTGACCTCGCGTAGCTTAGATTGCAAAAATTCAATGTTTGCCAGTAGGTCGTAGGCCTGTGCTTTTAGTTCTTGTAGTTTGTCCATTTTTTTAAGGTATTAGGGTTAAATTAAGTTGCGTACAAATATACTCATAAGCCGCTAAATTAACGTCGCCAGCTTGCCCCCAGGCGGTATAATCGTCGCCGGATATACTGGTATTTCCTTGCGCTAAAGATTGCTTAGTTTCGTTACCCTCGCTATCGGTAGTAACGCTGCTTATTACCCAGTAAAACTGCGCGTAATTGCTTAAGTTATCGTTTACGATAGACGCGTCAATAAAATTGCCGCTGCTTGCTTGTCCGTTAGTCCAGATTTGTACTGGCTGAATTAAATATCCCATTTTTATATTTTTTATGTTACTGTTGCTAATTTGTAAAGAGTGCCGCCAATATCTACCTCAATATATTCAGTCGTGTTTACTACTACTGTTGCTGCTACGCGGCTGCCTAGTTTCCAGCGTGCTGCTGTTCCTGTTGTTGGCGCCGCTGTTTTTATTGATCCTGTATCAAAAGTAACCTCTGTTCCAGTATAATTAATTTGCATTACAGCTCCAGCGCTACCAGTTCTACCTACTGAATAAATTTCAAATCTATCGTCGTTACCTTTGTAAACATACAATTTAGGGCTAGTTCCATTACCTAATACCAAACCACTATCATTTGTACCAGAAGAATAGATATTCAAATAATTAGTTGTATTATTATTAGAATATATTACTCCTTCAACCTGTAATTTTTGCCCGGCGTCTGTTGTAGTGCCGATTAGAAAGTTGCCGCCAGCCAATATGCGAGCGCGCTCGGTACCAAGTGAAGTACCCGGATTTAACCCTGTATGAAATCTTATATTTCCTGCATCCGTTCCAAAAATGAAATCTGCACTTGAACCCGGTCTTGCAGCTAAATACCTATTTGTTGATGTTCCAGAACCATCTCCTAATACAAAAGATGCATCATTTGCAGAAGTTGCTGCTATTTGTAATGTAGTTCCATATCCTGCTGGGCTTTGCGTTCCTATACCTACGTTGCCACCACTTGTTATACGCATTTGCTCAACTGCGCTTGTACTTCCTGTTGCAAAAACAATAGGTGTCGCTGCTGATGACCTTGATTGTAATATTAAAGTGCCATTACTATATCCTGAAAAAGAAGATGCCCAACCAATCATTGCATTAACGCTATTGGTTAAAAATGCACTTGTAGTTCCAATTTGTATATTTTCTAATAATGAAATACCATTAACTTCTAATTTTTGACTTGGCGATGTAGTACCTATCCCTACGTTGCCAGAAGAGTTGATATATAGATTAGCAGCATTTCCTTGACCACTTAATACTAAACCACTTTCTGCCCTAACTGCGAAAGAGCCATTTAATCCAGTAATTATACCTTGCGCTCCACCTACAAAACCAACAGTTGTTGCTGATTCAGTCCATCTTGCGTGTGAAGTACCCGCTGCTGCGGTTAATTGTAATAAACTGTTGGGGTTAATTGTACCTATACCTACGCTTAGTGTAGCAGCGTCCCACGTCATTATTGGCGTGCCTAATGTTCCGTCATTTACGGTATTTCTTGCAAAACTCCATTTATCGGCTGCGTCGTTTTGTATCTGTCCATAGTAAGTACCAGTGCTGTTGAATACTATTTGTGCAAGCGGTCTATTGCTAATATACATATAACCAGCGATAGATATTTTTGCACCCACGTTTGTCGTAGTACCATAAAGGCTATTACCAGCAAAGTAGTTTAAGTCGCTTGCGCCCTCTTGGTAGATCCCCCAGCGATTAGTGTAAGTAACCGTTCCAGTTCCAGTCGTTTGATCGTTTATTAGTAGCGCGTAGTTATTAGTGATATTTACTGCACTACCGGGATTATTAGGAAAGCAAATACGTAGTCCAGCAAGGTGCGTTATCGTACCTACTGCGCTACCGTTAAACGCATAAACACTACTAAGCGCGCTAAATGCGCGCACCGTACTGCCTTGCGTCATTGTAAGCGTACCAGCGCCAGTAAAGCTGATACTGGTGCTACCCTCTAGGCCTTGTCTGCCAGTTGCGGCTACTGTAGTGCTGCCGCCTAGCGTTAAGTTAAGATTACTATTTACACCACCTAGCGCGGCTAGTCCTACGTTTACTCCGTTAGGTATAGTTAAATTGTGCTGTACTGCTATTCCAATTGCGTTACCTGTGCTATACGTTTTTGTAGAACTGAACGTGCTTTCGCCAGTTGCCCGAATTATACTAATCGGCGTTAGCAGTAGTGCCCCAGTATCGTCGTAAGATCTTACTGATAAGTCAGCGCCAGCATTAGATCCAGTTTCCGCACCGTCCACTCTAAAAGCCCAGCGCGGTAAAGCGTCTGTTCTAAAACTAAAAATTTTTGCTACTCCGCTATCTGCGTCTAGTATTATTCTAGCGGCACTAGCGCCACCGTCCGCGTGTATTAGTCCTAAAGGTGTCGCTGTTTTTATACCTAGTCCGGTAGCATTAAGGTAAGCTGCTGGCGTGCTACTCCCTGCACTTTGTACCATAAAACGGTAACGCGTCGCGTATGTTGCGGCGGCTGCGTCTATTGTTTCAATAGTTAGCTGTGTCGTCTTAAATGTACCAGCGTCGTCAGGTAGCTGAAAATGTATTCCGGTACCCATACCTACGCCAGCCGTGCCACTAGATAGGCTATGTTTTACGAGCAAAGGATATTGGCCCGCTGTTGTGTTTGGCGTCGTTTCTTCAATAACGGCGGCATATCCGCTGCTATTAGTTACGTTTTTAGCGTATAATCCGAAAGCGTTTGATCCAGTACCGACGTTGGTAGTAAAATTAGCATAGATCCCAATACCGTCTGTTTTTACAGCCTCAATTGTGGCTGTTGGTGTGGCTGTTGCTACTCCTAAAAATCCCTGCGTATTATCCCAAAATAGGTTAGCGCTAGATCCGATTGCCTGTGAACCAGTAAAGTAGGCCACTTGCGTTGCCGTACCCGTTCCGGTAATTGTGCTAGATCCTGGGCCGCCGATTAGATCCCAGGTCGTACCATTATCCCGGTAGATCTCAAAAGTATCGGTACTAACAAAGAGCCGGCCAGTTTGACCTGCGGCGGGCCTGTTAGCAAACACATTACTATTGATAGCTGGCGATCCAAGCTGGTTTAATATATTAAAATTAACGAACATTAAACGTATCGTTTAAGTATTACTGTCAGTTGATTAGTGCCGGTGCCGCTAAAATTAAAGCTATAGACCTTAACATTGATCTCGTCGCGGTTACCGGTGATATTCCAGGATTGGTTCGGTGTAAGCAAAAAACCGTCCACGGTTACGTTGCTTGTGCCTTGATTGACGAATATAACGCTATTAGCGTTCGTGTCCGTCTGGCCAGATTGCTGAAATATCTTTGTTTCTGTTATGAACTTAATACAGGCCATTATCTACAAAGTTTTTGATCTTTAGCGTACTGCTTTGCAAAAGTTGTGTCGTCCGCTACAAATGTCGTTTGATCTACAATATCGGCTACCATTTGCCGGGCTGTACTGGCTGCGCTTTCTGCGCTAGGTGAATTTTTGCCAGTTGCCTTTTTTCGCCTGATCCAGTAATAATACAGCGCGGCTGCGGCTACCAGGTAAAGTATAGTTCCTTTTTTCATTGTCGTTTATTTATACAAGTACGTTATCGCCAAAACCGGCAAAGCGAATACCTTTTGCCAGCTGCTTAGTAGCAGCCTTTGCTTGCGCTCTGGTTGCTGTCTTAGTTTTTACGGCTCTTTTTACAGCTGCAGCCTGGGCTTGCTTCGCTTTCTTTTCGCGCTCTGTACGGCGCTTAAAAAGCTCGCTGGCTACTTTTATTCCTACATCAACGGCGCTGGGCCTGGGTGCTGCCTCAAACTCTTGCTCGGTGATCTTTTCTGTCGGGCCAGCCTCTACTGTTACCCTGGGCCGTCTGCGAAAGGCCATAAACGCTATAGCAGCGCCGGCGATCAGTAGCAAAGGCAAAATTCCTTTTTTCATTTTTTTGTCGTTTTGTAGATATATCCACCGGCCCAAACTACTGCTATACCGATTGCCAGGTATTTGCCGAAGCGTGCCAGTTTATCTAATGTTGTTAAATTAGCTTCCTGTGCCTCTTTTATTTCTTCCTCTACCGTCTTAATACCAGCCTGCCGCCTTTGCTGCGCGCTTAATCCAATATCCTGCACCTTAATCGCATAGTATTTGTTGTCTTTGCCAAAAAAGGTAATATAATCGTCCTTTCTGGCTGCATAGCGAATGCCATAGATATTCGTGTATGCTGGCGTCTTACTCAAAAAACTATCAACCTTTAAGGTATAGCCCACCGGCAGCATATTACTTACTGGCTTAGCCTTATCGCCTAAATTATTGACGTCGCTAACCCGGTAAAAATTTGCCCGCCTTTCTGCTCTTATTGACTTACCAATAAGCTGTCGTGCGCTGATCTGTGGCATAGTTACTTTCTAAGCATTGATAACAGCATAGCGATCTGGGCCTGCGGCATTGCTGCCAGCTTCGCCAAGTCGTCGGCTGTTACCCCTTTGCTAAATAGTGTTTGAATTATTTGCTCTACGTCCTGGGTGCCGCTTACGTGCTGCACCTTGGGTGCCGAAAAGCTGTTTACTAAATTGCCTAGCATAGCGATTAACATTTGTTGTACTTGTGGTTGCTGTAGCATACCGGCTAAGATACTGGACGGCGTTACTGGCTGCTCTGCTTCTTCTTCTTCTTCGTCGTCAGTTTCCAGTTCGGCCATTCGTTCAGCTCGTAGTGCGCGGATCTCGTTTAGTATCTCGTTATTTACCTGGGCTTGCTGATTGCTTACGCCGTAGCCTGCGATCATACCTAGCGGCGCTTCGTTTAGCACAAAAACTTTATTTATTGCTGGCGCTACTCTTTCTTTGTCCTTGTCGTTGTATAGACCGAGAACAAAATTATTGTAGTCGTCCGGCGAAATATACGAAAGCTCCGTTTGTAGCTTTTCGTATCCCTCGTCCTTGCTTTTACCGTCATAAGCGCCAGTAATGTTTTTAGCCATTACTGAAAACCTAAAGATCTTCCAAGCAGCCTGCGGCTGCTCGTTATACCAGTTTAGGACGGCGCTTGCGTTTCGTAGTTGTGCTGTTGCAGCCATAGTTTTTAGATATAGTAAACGCCGAAAACAAAACTAATGTTAGTCGTGTTGGCTGGTGCCGACGCGATTGTTACATAGCTTTTATCCCAGGTGATCTTTTGTCCGCTAAATTCTGGCAAGCTACGTACAAAAGGCGCGCTGGCGGTAGTTGTAGCCTGGGTGCGGATCAGTGATACCAAAGGAATACGGAATAAGTCCTGGCGCTCGTTTGAATAAAGTACCAGATAACTTTTTTGCATAATAGCTGCAGACGGCAAAGCGACGTTGTTAGGTGATACGGTTACTGTATCAACGGCGAACGTTTCCAGCGCCATCAGTGCTGTATAGCGTAGCTTAGGCAGATCAGGGAACGACCATTGCGTTTGTGTCTGTCCTGTTACTGCTACACCGGGAACCAGTAGCTCTACCAGTTCGTATTTAGCGGCCTTAAATGCCATTGTCTTAAATTTTACTTTTTTTGAAAATAAGGGCCGGCCGAAACCGGCCCTCTTAGGTTTATTGACCGAAACGAAAATTAACGTACAGGCGTAACGTTCTGGGCCAGGTGACCACGAAGAATAAGGATCGCGCGGCTGTTTGTTTCAACTGCGGCCATAGCTTGTGGCAACTGTACTTGTAGTGAATTTTGCTTTGATCCTACCAGTACCCAGGCTGGCTCTACAGGATAGAAAGCGTCATTGCTACCGTCGTTTTGATCTACAAACGCTTGGGTATTGGCAGCGTAGTAAGGCGCTGTCTGGGCTTGCGTTTGTGGCACAAAATAGTGTCTGTACAGGTCGTAAGCAGGCACGATTTGGCGGTTATTCACAGTCAAGGTGAGCGAGCTGTTATACCAGTTTAGCAAGCTAGTGGCTGTATTAGAAGCCGAGAACGTGATCGGGCTGGGGTAAGTAAACAGCCGATAATTGCTAGCCGTGCTGCTTCCAGGTACAGCGAAAAACAGACCGATTGAAGAACACACGAAAGCGTCCTGCAAGTTCAAACGCTGCTCAGTATTAAAGCTGCTGGTGTTTGAGCTGCTAACGTCGTTAGTGAGAACTGGGAACTGATAGCTTGTGATAGTAGTTGATAAAGCTACTTCCAAACGAAGATAGGACTGTGAAAGTACAGCCTGTCCGAGCGAAAAACCGGCGTTATTTATAGCCTGTTTCGCTTTTTCAAATGCTAGGCGAGTGCCTACTGTTGAAGCCATAATAATTGTTACGCCATTCGTATTGCCTGGCGTGGGGCTTTTAGTTAAATAAAGGTGAATACAGGTGATCCATTTTAGTACGTTTCATCTTCTTCCATACCAGCCAGGACTGAAAGATCGTCGCCAGCCATTACGCTGTCATCGCCGGCGATCACGCTGATATTGTCAGGGATCTCGCCAACGGTTACTGGGAACGTCATAGTATCGTCCATTTGTCCCAGGGCAGGGATAAGGCCGCCTACTAGACCAGCTCCACCGGCAGCGATCATACCGTTACCGATAGCCTTGCCCAGATCACCTTTAAGGATCATTGGGAACGCCAGACCGATACCCAGTACAGCTGCATTTTTGATACGATCATCGCCTACTGGTATAAACCCAGCGACTTTTTTACCGATTACAGCGCCGGCAATAATGCCCAGAGCTGCTTGAATGTTGGCTTTGCCAACGGCACCCATACGACGGCGTGAACTGCGTCTTTTAGTGCTTTTTCTACGTCTTGCCATTTTTCTAGTTTATAGTTGTTTTATTACGTCCTTATTTACCATAGTAGCCGATCAGCAAAGTAGCCTGGCGATCCTTTCACTTTTCTATCTTTTTCGTGCCTGGCCTTGTAAAGTTTCCGGCGCTGATCTGCTACTGCTTTACCGAATAACTTTTTATAAGTCGGATAGTCCAGGTAACCCCTGGCCCCAACGCTTGTTATGTAGTTTCCTTGTCTGTCATATACATCAAGTTTTTTACCCTGTCTGCTGCTCGGCCGGATCTTTACGTTAAGGCGCCGGGCCTGGGCTGCTGTATAGGGTAAGATTTTATACATCAATCTACAAAATTACCTAGTTCAAATTCCTCTTTTGTTCTTATTGCATAGTCGCGCGCTAACAAATTTCTATCGTTTGTATTTAATAATTCGAACCACTTGTCGCCACGACTGCCGAACTCTTTGTTATATTTTTTCATTGCAGCTTCAATATAATAACGCCACAACTTTGCTGCTTTATCAATATCGTATGTACCCTTTTTATATTTTTTACCTAAATTGATCAAAATAGGTTTACGCATTTGAAAATATAACTGGCTATCATTATCTGCATACAATTCAATTTCTCTTGCTGCGTCGGGATCACTAAAAGTCGGCATTTCGCCTATTCTTTTTCTTTTTGCTACTGTATAGCCGTGAGTAAGTTTATACCCTTTCTTTTCTAGTTGTTTTCTTAATTCTTTACTTTTTACTTTAATACCACTAACGACACGAATATTTACATTGTGGCTTTTAGTATCAGTATGCATTTCGCTAGTGCGCTTACTTTTCTTAGCTTTTACTTTAGTCGGTGCTGCTTTCTTTTTAGGTGCAGCGCCTACTCCAGCACTCTTTTTACTATAGCTGATTGCCCAGGCTTGCTTGACGGCTTGCGCTTGAGTCAACTTAGGATTTTTTTTCCGCAGCTTGCTGGCCTCTTTTACAACGGCCTTGAATTTTGCCCTGGCTGCTATTTGCTTTGCTGTCATATTATTTTTTTCTAGTTACAAAATACAAAACGGCAGCGCCGCCGATCAGTAACGGTAAAAAATTAGGTTTTTTTGTGGCTGTCGTTTGAGCTGGTGCCATATCGGTCGTGGGCTGCAGCTCGGCTGGCTCAAATACCTGGTCGGCAATGTCAATGTTTGTAGCTTCAGTTGCTGCCTTTGGCTCCAGGGCTTTTTTAGCCAGCTCTTGCGCTCTTTTATTTAGAGCGTCCTTACCTACTTGTACAAGCTCTGCCGGATCTATTCCAATTTTAGTAAAAAAGTCGGCTACCTTAACCAGTAGTGGCGCTGCGGTTGCTGCCGCGGCGGCTGGTGCCGCCGGTGCGACGCCGATCTGCTCCATTCCAAAAATTCGTTTTTTAGTAGATCCCTTTTCCCAGGCTTTTTTTAGTGCATTGATCTGGCCGCCGGCTCCTTCCCAAAAACTTGTGAGCTTGCTAGGTGCTTTTTGCCAAGCAGCGGCCAGCTTAGTTGCCAGCCCTGCAAAATTGATAGTAACCAGTAGCAAAAAAGAATTTCGCACCGGTGCGGCCGCTACTTTTAGAACTACTTTAGCGCCTTTCTTTAATACCTGGCCAGCAGTACGGCCTGCAGCTTTGCGGGCAGCCACGACTGACGTCTGGGCTGCTTGTTTCGCCGCCTTAGTCGGCGCCGCTTTCTTTGCTGCTTTGGCAGCTCTTAGGTCTGCCCTTTGTTGCGCTGTCGCGCCGATTCCGCTTATTGAGTATAGTGCCATTTTTCTGTCTGTTGCGTATGTGTACGGTTTTTTGTAATCAAAGTCGCCAACTACTGGATCGATCCATATTTCGTTACTGGTGCCAGGATTAACAACTACAAAAACGTGCTGCGGCTGCTTATCAAACATTTTATAGCTGGCAAATCGATAGGCAAACGGTATGCCTAAATTCTGTAAAACGCCGCCAGCG